CAGAGAGGGTGGGTAAACGCCTGTGATTTATCTGTAAAGGCGGAAGAGATAGTTTTTGAACTGTCGGACGTGGCAGTTTTCTTTCTTTTGGAGGAGAGGGCAAGGGAGATGGCTATTACTACTGGACGGACTCACATAACAACTGCTCAAGAAGTAATCCGTGTCCAAATATTCGAGGAGGGTGCCTCTGTTGCAGATACGATAAACGGGTTGATGGAAAATGGTATGCCGGAAGCCATTGCCGCACGAATAGTTAATACTGAAATTCAGGCCGGCTTAGGTCTTGGAATGAACGAGATGTATATACGTTCTGGAGTGCAGAAACATCGTTGGATTACAGTTGGGGATTTTCGAGTTCGTGCATCTCATGCCGGGAATGAGTTCCAAGGATTCATACCTATAGGGACTCTTTTTTCATCTGGACAGCTTCATGTAGGAGACGGTGCAGGTGCAATCAATTGCATTCTGGATCCGCAAGTAGGCATTTGGACATCCGAGGGGAAAAAGAAAATATCTGATATCAAGGTGGGTGATTTGGTGCTGACCCATACCGGACAGTATAAAAAAGTGCTGGAGACTTATCTGGGTAAGTATAAGGTTCCAAAAGGACACCCGATAGTTAAGATTAAATTTGGTGTCCAGAATAAGTTTGCTTCAAATAATTTAACCGTTACGGAAGAGCACCCATTTATGACGCAGAGAGGGTGGGTAAACGCCTGTGATTTATCTGTGCTCGATGTTTTATTTATTCGAGCGAGTCGGTGTCCTCTTTGCGGGAATAAAATGCCCTATTATTTGAAGTACTGCTCCCGTTCTTGCTCAAGTCATGTTTCCGCAACAGATCAGTGGGCCGATCCGGAACACAGAGAGAATATATCAGCGAAGGCATCAGAGCAATTGAAGAGAGAGTATGAGTCAGGTGCCCGTAATCCGGAGACGATTGCTGTTAAGGCTCGGAAGTGTTTGAATGAGAAATATGGGGACGGGGGTTATATGAAGGCTTCCGATTTGTGGAAAACAGGTAAAGCCGCTTGTTGGAATAAACGTGGTCCTACTTCCATTGAATTATCCTTTCGGGAGTCTCTTGATGCCGAAGGCAAGAGTTTTGAGGAGCAATTCCCAGTTGGAAACAGGTCTGTTGATTTCTATATCCCAGAGGATAAACGATTTATTGAGGTAGACGGTTGGTATTGGCATCGAGATTCAGACAAACAAAATAAAAGGGATGTGGAGATTCTTACCGAGTACCCAGACCATGTTATTGAACACAGGTTATATGGTCAGAAGAATGAATTCATTGGTTCTACGGAGCATACTTTATTGACTCTGAATCACGAGGGGGCATATGAGTTCATAGAAATACCTATTAAGAGCATACAACACGTAAAAACTTCGAGTATTAAACCCCTGTACAACTTCCACGTAGAGGATGATTTCAGTTACATTGTGAATGGAGTCGTCAGCCATAATTGCAGGTGTGCCAACGAGCCAGACTTGTCAGATCCGAGTATTTTATTGGATCCGTGGGACGGCAGTTAAAAATTATGCAGAAAAATGTTTGCAAAAGTTATGAAGTAGGTTATATGTAACTTACGTTGTACAATGAAGGAGGCTTATATGCCTAATCAAATCTGTAATTTTCATGCAATAATTGAGAAAAGTACTGAGGATAGAGTCGTTAAAGGCTTTGTGTCAATGAATAATTTGGATAGACACGACGACACAATACCTCCAGAGGCTTTTATGTTGGAGAGGTTCGAAAATAACCCACAATTACTATTTAATCATAAATTTTGGAAAGATGCTAACGGGAATGAAAGAAATATAGGGCAGGTGTCAAATGTTAGTGTTGCACGAGTATCCGATATAGACGACGACAAGTTATGGGGTATTATAGATATCGAGACAGAAAAACAGGTGGGTGTTTTCAGTAAGTCGGTTTCCCCAGATGTAGTGCCCGGTGCTAGAGGTTTGTGGGTAGAAGCTCATATTGACGTGATAGAAGTTTGGAAGATGGTCGAAAATGGAGACCTTAATACATTTTCTTGGAAGGGTTTAGCTCAGTTAGGGGAGGCTGTTATAGGCGGTGTTCGAAGGGTAATTGCGAAGAGTATCGACTTGATAGAAGCCTCTTTGGTATTTACGCCTGCCAATGGTCTTGCTACGTTTGAGATTGCTAAGGGTGTATTTTTTGGCTCAGATTTGATGACTAACATATCGAAAGATCATGAGATTGAACGATTTGAAGTAAATCAGGTTATGTTCTCGAAGAATATCTTTACGCAAAAATCTGCGGAACGGTGGTTAATAGACCATGATTTGATAATGACCCCACTTTCCGAGGAGGTAGACGAATTGGTTTCTATTCAGGAAGAAGAAAAGAGTTTTGATGAAGACAGACTGTTTTCAGTAGGATTTGCTACTGGAGTGCAAGTAGTGGTAGGAAAGAAGAAGGACACTGAGGAAGTATCCAAGCAGGTTGGCAACGAGATCGACCAGCTTGATGGATTTTACCAGTTGGTCAAATGTTTGCAAGGCTCTAAGATAAACACACAAAGGAGTATCGAAATGCCTAAACCCGAAGAAAAAGAAGAAATCGAAAAATCTTCTGATTCTGTGGATGAGACTCAAGTAGCTGAAACTACTCAAGACGATTCTACTGAAGAAGTGGATAAGAAAGAGGACGTTGAGGATACTCCTGCTGAAGAAGTAGCCAAGGATTCTGAGACCAAAGACGATAAGAAAGTTGACGATAAGGCTAAAGACAAGGCCCAAGATAAGGTTGAAGATGTCGATGAGTCTAAGACAAAGGCCGATGATGAGGAGTCTAAAAAAGAAGATAAAGCTCCTGATAAAAAGGATGATGTTGAAGACAAGTCCTCTGATAAAGCAGAGAAGATCATAAAGGATGAAGCTACTAAGGAGGATAAAACTGAGGATGTTAAGTCCGAAGAAAAATCCGAGGTGGAGAAGTCCGACGAACCCGAAAAAATTGAGAAGGGTGCTGTTGCCGAAGAGGTCGAACGTCTTGAAAATCAGAAGTTTGCAAAGTTGATGAAGGTTTTCACGGCTATCCGAGCTTTTGAAGAAACTGCTTTTGATACCCCGAACGAAAGTGAGGAGCTGAAGGCTATCGTTAAAGAATTGGCAGACATACTTGTAGAGGAGTCCAGTAAGATCAAGTCTCTGGAACTGAATAAGGATGTCATTGAATCACTTGTTAATATGGTCAGTGACCGTGTTAAAGGCGATATCACAGAAGTTTTAAAGTCCGAGTCACAGACTGAAGAAAGTGACAGTAAGGAAAAGGATACGAGTACAGAAACGGATCAAGAGGCGGAAGTAGAGAAATCTACTGATGACAGTAAGCCCGAAGACACTGTCGATGTGAGTAAGTCCCTTAAGGACGATGAATATGAAGAAACCCCTCATCTTGAGGATAACCTCAGTCACCTTAAGGATATTCTAAGCACTGAACCTTCGGCTAAGGAATTGCTCGACCGTGTTAATGACATGGGTCGGACTGCCATAACCAAAGGCCTCGATCGTGAGGAAAGTGTGAAAGACGAAACCGCCAAGGAAGATTCTAATCCGAATGATGTATTCAGTAAGAACTTTCCCTTTGGATAAATAATTGGAGAAAAAAAGTATGTCAGGAATGACCATGGGTCCGGAAGCACTATTGGCAAAAGCTACCGGTACCATTGATGAATCAAATTTGCCAGAATCAGTACTGAATGTTCAACAGGCTGATAGATTTATCGATCTTGTTATCGATTCTTCTATTCTCTTGAAGAACCTTCGTACGATTCGTGTTAACCATAACTCCGGTGAAATTAATAAGCTGGATATTGGTGAGATCGTGTCTGAGGATGCTAATGAAGTATCCGTGGCCCTTAACCGTCCAACTGAGTCTAAGGTTACTTATGCGAACAAGAAAGTCCGTTCTGCATTCGACCTTGTTACCGACTTCGTAGAGGACAACTTGGAAGGATCAGGTGTTCGTGACACGCTCATGAACATGTTCACCAAGCGTATTGCTATCGATGCCGAAATTTTGGCTATTGAGGGTGATGATTCTATCACAGGTACCACAAAGAAGGACAAACTGTTAAAGGCAAATGATGGCTTTAACAAGATCCTCCGTGCTAACGTGCCAGCGGCCCAACAGGTCGATGCCGCAGGTGCGGCTTCTAGTCGTCGTCTTTTCTACGACATGAAGCGTAAGATCCAACAGCGTTATCGGGTTGCGAAACCTGACTATCGTTGGGTAACACCTTCACAGGTGTGGGACAAATGGGAACTGGATGAAGGTGAAGCACCTACTCTCGGTTCTGAAGCAGGTGCAATGACTCGTCAACAGGGTCGTGTTGGACGGAATCCGTTCGGTATGGCTATGTTCGAAGTACCTCTTTTCCCAGAGGATCTCACAGTTGGTACTACAGCTACCGATGCCTCAGATATGTGGTTGACTCCGCTTATGAATCTCTTATGGTTCATCCAGCGTGACATCACTATCGAATGGGATCGTGTGCCTCGTGCCGATAAGTGGGAAGTAACTATCCATTATCGTACTGACGTTGAGGTTGAAAACGAGCTTTTGGTCGTTATCTCCAAAAACATCAGCGAAAGTGGAACAGATTACACTGGCTAAGGTTGTATTTTCTGAAAAGAAGATATAGTAAAGGGCAGGTCATAACGGCCTGCCCTTTTCAATTTAATTGGAGTATGAAGTATGAAGTTGGTATTAGTAAGACATGGTGGTTACAGAACACCTTTAACTAAGAAAATTGTTGAGAAAGATGTCCCGTTCGAAGTTTCGGACGCAGAGGGAGAATTGTTAGCAAATACTGGTGCTTTCGCCGTCCTGAATGACGAGGTGTCCGATGACGAGATGCCTATTCTGATTTCAGAAAATCCCTCATACCTGAGCCAATTACCCGATGATTGGTCGAATAAAACCATTTTGATTAAGTCCCGAGGTGGTATCGGCGATACAATGATAGTCGCTTCCTTGATCCCACATTTGAAGACTCTGCCATGTTCAATTGCAATGACCTATTATCAAAACTCCCGTGATTTTTTGGAATTGGTTACAGAATTGGATGAAATAATCAGTCCTTCCCGAGCTGATGTATTAAAGGCGAAAGGGGTATTTGATATTGTGTTGGATTTGAATGATTATCTCCAGAGTGGTCCAAATGAGGTGATCAACGCAGATTTTTATAACACTGTTTTTAATCGTGTAGGGATTGTAGGGTATAAGCTACGGTTCCCGACATTGAGAATTGATGATTTGTCCCGTGAGGCTCTCCAGAGAGTAAGCAATTACAATACGCAGGGTTATATCGCTATTCATACAGATCCATCATCTGAGCACAAGGCGTGGCCCGATGAGCGATGGAGAGAGGCTATCCTGTATCTGAATGAGTGTGAACATAAATGTCTTATTTTGGGTACTGACGGGAAGCGATTTGAAAAGGTTGAGGGTGCAATTGATTGCACAGATCTACCAGTCGCACAGCAAGTGGCTTTGTTAAATATGGTGAATTGTGTGCTTTGTGTTGACAGTTGCTGGCTTCATGTGGCAGGAATACTGAATAAGCCCACTGTGGCCTTATTTGGCCCGTCTAATGCCGTGAATGTGGGTCAGCATTATAAAGAGATGACCTGTATACATTCTAAAGAATTCGATTGTATGTGTAAAAACACGATCACCGGTGTCGGATGTGAGACGAATTACAAGTGTATGGCGACGATTGAGTGTGAGGAGGTAATCAAGGCGGTAGAGAGCAAGATCGCCCTCTGTCCAAGGAATATGGCTACCAGTAAACGTCATATGATTGATCCCGAACCAGCTCGAATTTACAAGCCAATTCCAGCTATGCTTCAGGAGAGACAGAAGGTTTGTTTCTTATTTCCTTGGATGGCGTTGGGAGGCGGAGAAGTGGCTATGATGGAAGTGGCTGAAGGGCTGATGAAATATTTTGATGTGGCTGTTCGTGTTTTTACTCGGGTACCGATCCGTAAAGGGCTGACCATTGGGGATGAAATGGCTAAGAGGTTTCCTGATTTCGGTTATATCGATGAGTCGGAGTCCCCTGATTTGGAGGGGTTTGATGCTATTGTATGGTACAGCACTCAGGAGTTTATTACGGATACGATCAGAGCCTTGAAACACAGGCCGGCGTCGATTAAGGTCATACACTCATCCTTTGATTTTGAGGGTGAGAAGTTCATGAGAAAGAATTCGGATATCATCGATCAGGTTCTTTGTGTTAATCCGGAAGTTACAGATAGTATAAAGAATTTCGGAGCCGAGACCATATATAATCCTATTCCTATCATTTATGATGGGGATGAGAAGCCTTCTGTGTTCGAAAATGATTCGAAAACGATAGGTTTTCTGGGTCGATTCGATGCGAATAAGCAAATTGTGTGGCTCTTGAGAAATCTAAATAAACTGGGTGCAAATTTGGTTATACAAGGTTCAGAATCTCAGGATGTACCTCAGATTAAACTTGAGCAGATTGCCAAAGAGGAGGGAGTCGAGGATCGAGTTATTTTCCGTAAGGCATCTCGAGACATTGGTAATTTCTTCAAGAGTATCGATGCTCTGGTTTTGGTGTCAAAAATTGAGGCTCTGCCGATGTGTGTCATTGAGGCTGGCTCCGAGGGAGTTCCGGTTATCTCCACTCGTGTAGGGGCATTGCCAAAACTCTTCGAGAAACAGATCGCATTTGTGTCCTCTGATGGACGAGGTAAGCCGAATGTAATGGAATTACGTAACCAT